TTTCAACAGAAATAATACTTGCAAATTGATTTGCTGGGCTATCAACTAATGACAATTCATAAAGGTCATAATCTTTAATAATGCGAATTGACTTATCTAAATCTGCATTATAAGCATCGTCCCAAACCTTTATATTGCCACCAATAGAAAAACCACTATATGTGCCATCTAGGACCTTTTCCCAGGCATCTTGTGCACCCTTTGAAACGTATGCAGATACATAAACTCCGTTATAAAACTTCTTTGAATTTGGGTCAAAATATCTATCTTCTTTAAATGAGATCATCTTTCCTACTGCTGATGGCTGATGCATTTCTCTTAGGTTACCCTTGAAATTTTTAAATGCCTGAACACTTGCTTCTGCTGTAACAATGTCATCTTGCTTGTCAATATTATCCAGAGATGCAAAACCAGAGACCATACGGCGTTCTACATCTACCTTGCCAATAGGCATTGACAGACGTAGGCTATCCTTGTCTGTTGTCCAATTTGCCTTGTTTATTATCATATCAGAGTCCATTATACCAAATGTTTTATTAGATTTCTCAATTATTGAGATGATCTACCCTCACCCGCAGGATTGCGTCCAGCAACTGTGCTTGGAGAGTCAGAATTATTATTTGTTCTTTCTGTATCTCTTGCTCTATTGCCAGAAAGATTTGCAGCAGCATCAGTTGCCTGCCTTGGAGTCATTACAAATGGATCATCACCATCTTTGCGTTGTGGCAAATCAAGAGCCTGACGAGCCTCATTTGGCATCATAATCTGAGTCTTAACAAGTCTTTCAAGAATCTGAGATTGAGCAATTTCATCTGTCAAGGTCAGTTCATTAAACTTAAGTTCAAGGACATCTGTCTTTTCCTTAATAATCTTATTAACAACCTTTTCTAAATGATGTTGTGCTGGTCTAGCAACCTGCTCTTTAAATGTACGATCTTGAGAAAGTGCTGCTGCCAAACCAGACTCTGAACCACCAAGTTTAGAGATAGGTACTTGATGGGCAATTAAAATGTCATCACGGTTTTGTTTACGGTATTCCTTGAATGATCCATCCTGAATACCGTTTTCAATTGGCTCCATTTTGAACTCAACCTTATTTTGGTCTGTGTCTCCAGGAAGCGGAATATACAAGGTTCTGTGAGACTGTGACTTAAGACCAGTCTGTAAAAATCTAAACATTTTATCTTCTGCATCTCCAGAAAGTTTTGCACCTTTTAGAGTAATGATATATCGTGGTACAGCCTTGTTTTCAAAATAATCAATGTTGTATCTTGATGCTAGTTGGTCTCCAATTAGCGATGGCATTGCAGAAACAATGTCTGGAATACCGTAGTAAGTATTTAATGGAGAGTATGATTTAATATGAATAATTTCATTTGCACGACCATCTGATGTTACTGGGTTTGGATTGGTTGCCCCAAAATTTCTAAAGTAAACAACAGCCTGACCAATAATCTGAAGGTATCCATCGTTAAGTCTACGAACACGAACAGTCGTTGCTGGAATGTGACCCATGTAACCTATGTCGCCCTTAAGTGTTCTACCTACTTCAATAAAACCGTTACCTGTTGCCTCAACATCGGTATAAACCTTTTCCATGATTTTTGTAAAACTATCATCATCGTTTAGGTTTTCTAGCCAATCACGAAGTTCAATCTTTGCTCTTTCAATTCTGCTTCTTGCTCTTGCAGTTGCGCCTTCATCTTCTGAAGTTTCTAGTCTTAGAGCAGTTCTATCTGTAACATCAAACCTATAACCAAGACCTACAATGTTTTCTACCTTTGCATCAATAGCAGCGTGGTTTGAAAAACATGTGTCATAAAAATTTGCTAGTTCATACATATTGTATGGCGGTGTAATTACATCAAATAGACCGTATCCATTTCGATATACAGTTCCAGGATTAAGAGCCTTGGATCCAGCATCGTCTACTCCAGCAGGTACTGCGTTTGCAGAGTCAAGATATGCTGCTGTTGGAGATACGGCTTTGCTAATTTGTCTTACTATGCGACGTCGAAAGTTTTGATCTAGACCTGTGTACTCTTTAAGTTCTTCCCAATTTTTATTAAATGGGTCACTTGACTTAAATTCATTATCTTTTTCTTCTTGAGTATTTAGGCTTGCTCTAACATACTGGAAGTTATCATCATCATTAGTCACTTTCGTACGCATCCCTTCCGTGTGTCTTTAATGTCTTTTGTGCATCTGCAATGGCTCCCAAATCATTAACATTTGGAATTAAACCTTGGATCATTCTATCTTTTTGTTCTGAATATTCTTCTTCAGATACCCTGGTTAATCCAGGAACAAAGTGTGCTGTACCCTCTCCATCGTCACCATTAAACACTGCAGCCCTTTTAAGTTCTGCAATTTTTGAAATGTCCCCCTTTTGAGCAGGAATGTTTAATACAGAGCCAGTTCCATCAGTAAACCATTTACCGTTTGACTTCTTATATACGTATAGACCCCAGTCATAATGTTTATCAATGACCTTGCGTCTTACATTTTCAACAATTGGTTTGCCAGTTTTTGGGCTAAATAAAGAATCCATAACCACAAGTATACCAGATTATACTGGAGCGCCTACCGATACCGACCAACTAGTGTCATTATAGACTCTCATCTTGTCAGCATCAAATATCATGCCTTCTTCGTCATCAATGATAATCTTATTAGTTCCCATGTAATTATTATAAACATCTTGAGCGTTTACACCATAAAGTGCTGATGCCGAGATAAACAAAACACCATCCCAGGTATAGTTATTTAGCCAATATGACCACTCATACTCTATTGCGCCATCTTGCTTAACCTTATTCCACGGCCTGCTAACCTTTGACTGCAACTGTTGAAGATTATTAGCCTGATAATAGGCTATGTTATTAAATATTGCTGGACTATTTAAATTTACAGATCCCAAGAATAAGTCAAGATTTAAGGCTGTTGCAAAGTTTATGCCCAATACCGACCATTCTTTTATTGTTAAGATTGGTTCACGAACAAGATTTCCATTTAGGAAATATGAAATACCGTCAAAATCAGAATTATCGCTTTTGTTTTTTGCGTAAATTCTTCCTCTTTGCCCAAGTTCATCGTTGGCAACTATATAAAACACGATAGTATTAACTTTGTGCTTTATCTCAAATAAACTTATTGGTGTTACAGGAAAAGATTCTTGATCATACCTAATCCAAGATTGAAAAGCGCTTACTCTATAGTTTTCTGCAACAGACTGATTAATTGGAATGGATATACCACGATCAAAATTAGAATCAAAGTCTCCACGCACCTGAATGCCCGATGTTCTATTTGCATAGAGGTATGGGGTGCTTCCCTTATAAATACTAAATGGATTTTTTGATTTATAATCATAGTAAATTCCAGAACGCTTATATGGGAATAAATCAAGTCCAAATCGTGTACCAACTGGGTTAAATGAATTATCGTTAAAGGCCTGAGAAGCAATTTCTAATTTTTTAAGAAGAACTGGCTTTGTCAATATTCCACGAACATTAAAATCTAGGCTATAAACAACTGCCAACTGATTAAAATCAATATCTTTTCTTGGATAAATTAAAGTATTATCAACAATTTCAAATTTTGTTGTAGACCAAGAGGGGTAATCTGAAACGTCAATAACTGAGTTTTCTTTTGGAGAGACAGTAGTAGTAAAAACACTTGGCAAAGAATTTGCCCCATCAATAATATATTGAAAAGTTACATAACTTCTGATAGAAGCATTTTCTGTGTTATATTCGTAGTACTTTAATGCTTTTTGTGATAAGTCTTCGTAACTATTCCATCCCGTAAAAAGTGCGTTGTCTAATTGTGCATATGTTCTTTGTATTGGGTTTTTATATTCATTTGTTAACTCTTCATATGTCCAAGACCCTGTGGATTCTGCTTCTAATAGGCTAGATGGAGATGGATAGCCAAGGTTAAATTGCAAGAAGTCTAAATCATAAAAAGAATTACCAGCATCATTTTGTACGTACTGTCCAAAGTAAGATAGTGGAAGGTAGTCTTGCCAATGACCTGCAACACCAATATCTAAAAATAATTTATTATATGCAAATGTTGGTAAAAGAGTATAACTTGCTGTATGCGCTAAAAGTGCAAGAGCATTTTCTGAATACTCAATTCCGCTTCCAGGATAAGTATCAACAATAGCAGTTCCATTATCTTCAAAATATGATGATATTTCATTTGAGTTTAAGGCTGTTGAAAGACCAACAGAAAAAATATAACCCTTAAAGGTTTTATCTCCCGAATTATCTCCGCCAACGTAGAGGCTTAAAGAGTTTTGATTTCCAAAGAATGTAGCAACATTTCCACCATTTTCTAAAACAAGATTTTGAATATTAATTCCTGCTGCAAAAAGTTCTTGAAGTCCAATATAGTCTGTCCGATAAATTTCTTCTGAAACTCCACCGTACACTAAAGAGTAGACGATCTCTAGCCCATCTACATTAACTGTAAAGTAGTTTCCTGTGCTTTGATTGTATATTTTAAACAATATCTGTTCGTCATCAATTGTTCCACTGCCCTGATTGTTTATTTGAAAGACTCCATAAATAGAAGCCACCTGATCATTTAATATATTAAAGTTTGAAAAGTTAATATATGCTCCTTCATTGTCCCAGGAGTTGTTAGGATTTAGTGATATAAATCTACTATCGGTACCAAGGTCTCCACTTGCTATGTTTGAATATAAAGTATCTGAATCATCATATAAATCTTGAATGGTTTTTGTACCCGTAAAAATTGTGGGCAAAGCATACTCAGGAGTTGTCAAAGATGTTGCAGTTGTGGATAAGTTATCAAAACTTCCTTGTTGCCATTGAGCAAAACTTGGGTAATTGTAGTTGGCCGTATAGTCGGCAAATGTATAATCAATTGCTACAGAACTTCCGCTATATGCAGAGTCAATGTTTTCTGATGAACCAACTCCTTGACCATATACCCAACGTCGTTTTGCAACAATGTCTGGCACCCTATATGAGTAAATGGCTACACAGTCAATCTCAATTGGAGTTACGTCTTCATGTGCATAAAAACCAAACCAATTTTCTTCATTTCCTGAAGCCAATGGCATTGAAGAAGTTATAAAGTCTAGAGATATAACCTGCTCTCCATTTATCATAACTGTTGCATTATCCTTAACTAGTGTTATATGAATAAGCATTGGTCTAAACCATTCACCAACAAAATGGGAACTAAAATTTCCTCCAATAAAAAGAGTTAAGAATCCCCCCTCCACATATAACCCATCTTCACTTCCAATCGGACCAAAAATTCTTTTTGGAGTATAAGTGTCTGAGTTAATTCTTGCCCAAAATTCAATAGTATAGTTATTATGTCTTCCTTCTTCGTGTAAAAATCCTTTTCCAGGAAATATAACTGATGGGCTATTTCCGTTTGGTATAAGTTTTGTAACACCAGATGCACCAAAAACTAAAGGTATTCCAGTATTTTTTGCAACTAAAGAATTTTCATTAACAAGGTAGTATGCCGTATCTGATGAAATTCCATAGGCTACTGCTGGAACAACTTGACTTGTTGTTGTCAAATCAATGCTTGCTGGAAAAGCCTCTGATTCTATTCCTAGTGATCTTACGTTAAACTCTTCAGACCACTGACCAAGGGTTATGCCATTAAAATAAAATTCATAATCTGTAATGCTTGCCCCGCCAGAAATTGTTACAATTTTGATCACTATTCGCAGGGTTGTATTTTCATTAGGTATCTGAAAAGTCTCAGATATAAAACCCCAACCTTCAAATAGTGATGTTTGAAAAGTTTTAAACTCTTGAACTATTTGAGATGTTGTTGTATCTGTATACTCATACCCAATAGATATAGATTCAAGATATGCGCTGTTTGAATAAAAATGTGTTCCTATGCAAAAAGTTCCAAGGTCTTGATTTAGATCTTGAAAATTTATAATATTTGGGCTTATTAGAATTGCCTCATTGGTTGCACCTACTGGAACATCACAACTAACTTTTGTGTTATAACTATCAACAAATGGCTCTCCAGTTAAAGTGGTACCAGATGCAAGCGTAGACCCTGTTTCAGACCAAAGACCTAAAATGTTTCTTTGAGCCTCTGATATTAAACTTATGTAGTCAAGTTTATCGTCTAATGCCCAAAGAACCAGAGGGTGTTCACTAAAGATCTTCTCTGCATATAAATTGGATGGGTTAGACATGGTTCTCCTATCCCCTTATTATAGCAGGATACGACCTAATATAATTTAATCTCACAAGCATCTGTTGAGCAGTATTTCTCAGATTCTGCATCTAAATTATCTTTGCCATCATAAATTGCAGACCAGTCAATCTTACCAATTGTCCCAACGTAAGAGTTGTATTCTTCTCTAGTAATCTCTGTATAAGGCTGTTGAAGATATGTCTTGTTTCCCATTGGAAGAAATGAAACTGCCTTTAGTTGGCCCTCATACATGTTTAGGGCTGGAGCAATAAACTTTGTCTCTTCCTCTTTGTCAAATGAAAGAGTAACGGAAACGCCATTATCAGACCAATATTTTTGGGCTGTTGCTGCCAAACCAATCTTTTCAAATAAACTAACCTGCTTT